AAGTATGATTCTAGGTTAGGCTCCAGCCACTGGAATGTACCTGGACCTGATGGTCAACCTGGATTTGGAGGTCATTGCTTTCCAAAGGATGTGAATGCCATGATTGATGTGGCAAAGACGCTCGGCGTGAAGCCGACGGTCCTAAAGTCCGCCTGGGAAAAGAACCTTGAGGTACGATCTGATAAGGATTGGGAAAAGATGGCAGGTCGTGCAGTTTCTAAAAAGCCAAAGGGTTGATGAACTAATATGGTGACATAAGTTACCATATAGCAATGCAAGAAAATAACTCCTTCCAAACTCTACCTACGGGAAAACCCCACGTTTCTTTCTCTGAGGTGAAGTTATGGAAGGAGTGTTCATTTAGGCATCATCTTGTCCATATCAAGAAGATTGACCTATTCAAACCTTCTCCTGTCCTTGATTTTGGTACAGCAGTTCATGCATCATGCGAAAAATACCTGCTGACTCGTGAGATGGATCCACAGGTTGCTTTTGACCACATGGATGCAGCTTGGAAGAAGCACGAAGGAAATCCTGATTTCTCTCCTGCATCGCTAGAAAAAGCCAAGAGTGAAGCTGCTCAGATACTTGCTGAGGTACCTCAATTCTTAGACCATGAATTTCCTGAGTGGCAGGTGGTAGACGCAGAGCACCAATTATATGAGGCAGTTGAAGGTCATCCACATGCCTTCAAGGGCTTCATTGACGGTGTCATCAAGGCTAAAGGGAAGAGGGGTGAGACAATCTATTGGATCCTTGACTGGAAGACGACCGCTCGAGGGTGGTTTCGAGAAAAGAGGTCGGATGATATGGTCAAGGCTCAGTTGGCACTCTATAAGAACTATTGGTGTCAAAAGAATCCCGAGGTTCCTTTCAAAGATGTCAGGTGTGGATTTATTTTGCTAAAGAAATCAGCAAAACCAGGTGAATACTGTGAGCTGTTTTCTGTCTCCCTAGGTGAGGTTCCCATCAAACGATCGCTTAAGGTCGTCGGCAACATGCTAACATCCGTAAAAAGAGGTATGGCCATCAAGAACAGAGACTCATGTACTTACTGCGATTACAAAGGAACTGAACATTGCACTTGATTCTACAGGTACAATGATCTTGAAATCAAAGAGGTTCAGCCCACTCCCGAAAACCCATTAGATCCAGTAAGAATTACTGCATTTTTTGAAGGGATGCTGGTTAATCCTGCTATTACTGTAAATGTAGGAGATCCAACGCTACCTGACACAAACAACTTTGTTGTTCTTAGATCTCCTGAAAATACCTCTGATCCGCTAAGGACAAAATAGTTAGAATTCGAAGGTTTTAGACCATTTTGCGTAAAACTGACACACATCGCTGTTGATGTGGCTCCTGTATTTTTGATCGTTAGAAATTTAGAGACTTGATCGAATCTAATTTCTTTAATCTGTCCCAATGACAAAGTTGAAGAAGTGACAAAAGGTATTGCAGCGACTTGATATGCTGGAACATAGCCTTCTCCTGGATACGGATTGTTTAATGACATATTTTTCCTACCAATAGGTATCACATATTCGTCGTCTACCTTGCAAAAACTTGTCTACAATTCTAATACGACAAAATTTATACAAAAATTTCGAGTTACGTAATATTGCATTGATGCAAAAAAAGACAATTTTATTGCTTGCCGACCACCCACTTTCCACTTCGGGAGTTGGAACTCAGGCTAGGTGGTTAATACATGGTTTGATAGCGACAGGCAAGTATAAGTTCAAGTGCTTCGGCGGAGCCATGAAGCATGAGGATTATAGGACTGTTGTCGTCAATGAAGACTTTATTATTAAACCGACCAATGGTTTTGGCGATCGAAACCTACTGCGTCAAGTCATAGCAACCGAAAGACCTGATGCTTTGATGCTATTTACCGACCCCCGTTTCTTTATTTGGGTATGGGAGATGGAAGACGAGATCCATCAGGTCTGTCCAATAGCCTATAATCACCTTTGGGACAACACGCCTTGGCCAGAATTTAATAGAGTGTTATATGAATCCACAGATCTGATCAATTGCATCAATTGGCCGACCTACCAAATGGTGAAAGAAAGGTTTCCAGAAAAAACCAATTATATTCCTCATGCAGTTCCCAAGGAGATTTATTATCCAGTTTCTGATGATGAATGTAAGGCACAAAAGGCCAAGATTTTAGGTAAGGATCGGATGGACCACTTCACAGCATTATTCGTTTCTCGAAATGCCCGCCGTAAGATGCCGGGAGACATTTTAGTTTCGTGGAAACAATTCTTAGATAAGCTACAAGAGAAGCATGGACATCGAAAAGCGACACTTTTGATGCATACTGATCCATTGGATCAAGAAGGTCCAAACTTGTACCACGTTACGGAAATGCTCGACATTGTCGATAATGTTAAGTTTTCGAAGTCCCGCGTTGACTTCAACGAGATGCGAGGTGTTTATGCAGCTTGTGACACAGTCATCAACAGGAGTTCAAACGAAGGTTTTGGTTTACCTACCCTAGAGGCAATGATGTGTGCCAGGCCGATCATCACGATAAAAACAGGAGGCCTGACTAGACAAGTCGAGAATCTAGAAACGGGAGAGCAATACGGCATAGGCCTAGATCCGGACGTCAAGTCTCTTGTTGGAAATCAGCTAGTTCCTTACATCTATGAAGACCTAATTTCGCACGAAAAATTGACAAATGCGATCTTGGAGATGTATGAATGGGGACCTGAAAAACGTAAGCAGGTTGGACTGAAGGCTTTTGAACATGCCAACAAGGACTATGACCTAGCAAATGTCGTAAAGGCTTGGGACGAAACATTGACCAAATTGTTGTCTGATTGGGAGAGGAAAGATCGCCGATGGGAGATAAAGACGCTATGAAGAAAGTCGTGTTCAGAGGTCCTGTATTGACACAATCCGGATATGGCGTTCATAGTAGACAAGTAGCAAGATGGTTGCTAGGTAGGAATGACATCGAAACAAAGTTTATGGTCACACCTTGGGGGGACACCTCTTGGATTTTAGATAAGAACATGCATGATGGGCTAATAGGTAGCATAATGGAAAGGACAGTCGGGCCTGATTACAAGGCCGATGTGTCTATTCAACTACAATTACCCAATGAGTGGGACCCTAAATTGGCCAATAAAAACGTGGGAATAACGGCTTCCGTTGAGACGGATAGGTCAAATCCTGAATGGTTGAAAGCCTGCAATTCAATGAGCTCTGTCATATTTCCTTCTGAACACGCCAAGAAGAGTATAACGTACAATGGAGAATTGAACGTACCTTCATATGTCATTCCTGAGTCTTTTATAGACGAAATATCAAGGGTGAAAGAGTCTAAAATTTCTGAATTTCAAACGCCTTTCAACTTTTTAGTTTTTGGTCAAATGACAGGATCTAATCCTCATAACGATAGAAAGAATTTGCTCTATACTTTGAAATGGTTATGTGAGACTTTTGACAACGATCCTGACGTAGGGATAGTCTTGAAAACGAACTGTGGTAGAAACACTAAGATTGACAGAAACTTAGTGTTACGTACTTTGAAAGCTGTAATAAACGAAGTTAGAAAAGGTCCTTATCCAAAAATTCACTTGGTTCATGGTGACATGGACGACCGCGCCGTAGCGTCTCTATACCAAGATCCAGGAATAAAAGCTCTAGTCTCTTTGACTAGAGGAGAAGGGTTTGGGTTGCCAATATTAGAAGCAGCAGCCAGTGGCCTACCAGTCATAGCGACAAATTGGTCTGCTCATACGGAATTTTTGAAAGACGTGAAGTTCATACCAGTGGATTATTCTTTGACGTCAGTTCATCAGTCAAGGATAGACGGAAAGATCTTCGTGCAAGGATCTAGATGGGCTGAACCCAGTGAGAATGATTTCAAGAAAAAAATCTTGAAATTCAGAAATTCAGCTTCAACTCCTAAAACTTGGGCAAATGAAGCTGCACCCAATATAAGAGAAAATTACGGATTTACCGCAATAGCTAAAAAATATGAAAATTCTTTAGGCAGTTTGTTCATATGATTTATCTGCTATTGGTTACAAACGTTTTATCTCTAGCTACTGTTTATTGGCTGGTTCGTAAGAATCTAAGAGTTATTGATGCGCTGGAAGAAGTAAACGACAGAATAGAAGAATCGCTGGACATATTAGACAACTCTTATGCTAAGTTGTCTAAGTTGTTAGAAACACCGGTTTTATTTGATGATCCTGTGGTCGTTGAAATGGTAGAAAGTGCCAAATCAGCTCGGGATGCAATTCTGGTCGTAGCAAACAAAATAGTCGAACAAGAGGAAGAAAGTGAAAGACCAGAAGACTAAAAGAATCCGTCGTAAGAAAAAAACAACAGAAGAGGCGACGGCTACCACAGAAACGTCTAATCCCAAGTTTTATTTCACCTCGCAGACGCAAGAAGCTATCTGCAAGTTTAAGGAATCTGACGACAGGAAAGAAAGAGAGAAGTTGTATGTAGAACAAATCATGCCTGCTTTTGAAAAGCTGGTAGAGAACTTGATAAACATCCATAAGTTCAGCGGGATGTATGATTCCTATGAAGATTTAAAGAGCGATTGCGTCAATTTTTTGTTTGAAACGATACACAAGTTCGATCAAACGATGGGTACGAATGCTTTCTCTTATTTCAATGTTGTTGCAAAAAATTGGTTGATAATTAAGACGAAACAAAAAGCGCAAAAGACAAAGCGAAATATTAGCATAGATGACTCTATTTCATTGACTAATACTGACGCACAGTTGATCGAAGACTACAACACTATCCCTTCTCAAGACGTCGCCCTCGACAAAGCTGTCAGCACGACTCGTATACTGAAAATGTTGTATGACATTAGGTCCAAAGCACGAGTCGAGAACGAACTGGCATGCATCAATTCTGTCATAACCATCTTTGAAAACATAGATGATTTAGACATCTTAAATAAGAGCGCCATATTCCTCTACATGAGAGAGTTATCTGGGTTGAGCCCAAAACAATTGACTACGGCAATACAGTCCATCAAGAAACAATACAATAAATTTAAATTAGAGTTGCTATACGACATATTCGAATAATTTTCTATTGATGACAGGAGCATCAACATGACATACCCAGAAACGTCAGACCCCGTCGACATAAGCGACAGATCCTTACAAGAAAAAGTCAAGGATTTTAGCACTCTATTGAAGCAAATCGAGTCCATCGATGACAAGAAAAAACAGTTGTGGAAAGAAATTTATGAGAATGCAATCTGTGACAGACAGAATGCATACATAATGTTTGTCAAGCTGGTGATGATAGTTCAAGACAAGAGTACAGAACATGCTGTTCATAGTCGAGCTCTTTCGTCTTATATTGAGAGGATGAGCAAGGCCAACGACCAATTGATCAAGTTAGCAGAGCTTGTTGCAAGAGCCGAGACAGCTTCAGAAGTCATAGATCCTGATGAAGTTTTCAATAAAATAAGGGGTTATGTCTAACTATTCAAGGTTATCGACTGAGGTAGGCGAAGGTAACGCTAAGTCTTACAATAGCCTGAGAAGTAGGATTATCCTACCTAACTTAGAGAACATAAATTTACCGCCCGTCTTTAGGCGATATGTGGTTTTAGACACGATTAGCTCGCCTGTCTTGTTAGACAAAACGAACCTGGGTAAATTGCAAGATCTTCATGGTCCTTTAAGCAACATAGAACATGCTATTAGGTCAATAGTACCTAGAAATTCTATAATAGCAAAGCAGGTCTATAGTAGCAACGATCAAAACAAATTAAATGCGTCGCAACCCGTCATTTTATATCCTTTTTTCCCTTCGCATCTTGCTCTCCCATGTAAACCTGGAGAGCACGTTTGGGTTATGTTTGAGAGCATAACAGAAATTAAAACTTTGGGCTATTGGTTTTGTAGGATCGTCGGCCCTGATCACATAGACGATGTAAATCATTCTCATGCCCCTAGAGAACATGATGATAGCTTTTCATTATTAAGTGAAGAAATCAAGACGACTTTTGCAGAAGCAGGAATAGAATCAGTAAATACAAAACCCAGATATTACTTTAAAAATGGGATTTTTAAATATTTCCCAGTAGATGACGGGTCAGGAACGCTAGTACCAGAAGAGAGAATAGACCCAAGCACATTCACCCTTTTATCATTACCTATTGATCCAGATTCGGGAACTCCAGAAGAGACAGCAGAAACCCCAGAAAATGGAGAAAATGCGACTCCACAACTAACTGGGGACAAGAAGATAGATGAAAATGCTTACGAAAACATACTAACGAACAAGCAAAATTTCTATCAAAATACCTCACAGACTATCAGGGAGCCAGTTCCTCGATATAAGAAAAATCCAGGTGATTTAGCCATAGAAGGAAGCAATAATACGCTCATCGCTTTAGGCATAGACAAAAACATGCCTGGTCCTAGCGCCGGCGCCATAGATCTAGTAGTGGGCCGAGGCACCACTCCTCGCACTATGGGTGCCATAGCAGAGAACGTAATAGGATTCGTGGGAGCTACTCAACCAGAAGAAGGTCAAGTTCAGACAATAAAAGGTAAAGAACTAGACAAACATCCTAGTAAACTAGCACTTGAAGAAGGTAGCTCAGATTACGTGAGCGATCGAAGTAGAATTTTGATTGCTCAACGAACTAGACCTGATACGTCGTTCGGTCTAAACGGATATAACAGTCGGTTTGAGTATGTTAATTCTTCATTTAGACAACCTCGAGTTGAAGACGCCGCCGACGGCGATGCAGCAATAGTCATAAAAACAGACAAGGTCAGAATAATAGCTAGGTCAGACATACAGCTAATCGTGACACCGGGAGGTGATGGTACCAACGCGTTAGGTGAACGTGTGAATTTAGAATCCGGTAATTTAGCGCAATGGGCTTCCATCACAATCAAGAAAAATGGTGATATTATTTTCACTCCGTCGTCTGATGGATATATCAAACTTGGAGGAGATGACGCTGACAAAGGAATAGTCTGCTCCGCAGTGCCTGTCGGTAAGGTAGGCGGCGGCGTCGTGGGTGATGCAATACAGAATACCGCTGGAGGTCGTCTCGCCGGCTCGTCTTCTGCTAACTCTGCAGGAAACGTACCTCTTATCAGTCCCAAACATGGGACCTACGCTAACAAAGTATTGGTGAAGTAACATGGGTTGTCTAGTACATGCAGGTATCTTAAAAGAAGACAAGACGCTGACCGACCTAGCGAAAAATAACTTCATACGAGAAGTAAAAGAGATATTGGTCTATGGATCAAATACGCCGACTCCACCTATTTTTCAATGTGGCGATCCCATACCTCCTCCGAATCCTCCGTTGAGGATGGAAGATTTTCCGCTTGAAGATGAAACGCTGTATGAGTCTTTTCATAGAGACGTAATAAAAAACCAATACGAAAAAACAGCGGCTTCTCTAGATGTGGAATCAACATTCAGCCTATTACCGGTATTGGCTGATCCGATGGCTTTAGCGACGTCTTTTGGAGTTAAACTACCTCCCGTGCCTTTTCCTGGAGGATTTGTACCGTATCTGACTGGTTTATTGGTACCTAAGTTTTTCGTAGATTTACTAGACGCAGGAGTAACTGACTTCTTGATGCCTCCTGCGTTGATACCAGAATTGGTTAAGCTGGTTGCTCCTCCCGCTCCGCCCGTTATTCCCCCACTGCCTCCTATAGAATTACCACCTTTGTTATCTCCAGACGCAATCCCACCTCCTGCCATCCCTCCTGTTTCTTTGGCTGCAGAGATACTAACTTTACCTGGAGCTCCTGTTCCTGAATTACCCGCACCTCCTGAATTGCCTCCCGTGCCCATACCTGCACCTCCTCCCGTCGCTTTGGCAGACGTTTATTTGAAAGACGTGGCATTACTAGAAGGTATTCCCAAAGTAATAGGCGAAGTGATAGCAGAGATACCTAAACTCGTTTCAAAGATAGCCAATCCTGTTGAAATAATTTCTTTTGTATGTGGGAAAGTAAAAGAATCTGGTATGCTGGGAACTTCTTCACCTGAAAATGATCTCGAACGAGCTGTTTCAACAGTACTGTCTAGAAAGATAGCTGAATGTATCTTTTTTGTTAGCATTGCTAAGACGTTAGGAAGCGGATATGGAGGTCTCAATGCGTCTGTCGCAAAGGGTACCTTAAAGTATGATCCACCGCCGTCCGAACCTCCGACAAAAGTTGAGCAAGAGTCCCCTGCAGAGATAGTCGCTAAATATGCTCTTGGGTTATCGACTGTCAACGCAAATGGCTCTTACGGTAATAGCTACGGAGGAAATCCTTCAGGATATATAGACGTCTTGTTATACGCAGAGTCAGGCAACTCTCAAATGCCTCCAGGAAGTATAAACGTCTATGGTGAACCTGTTGCTGAACCCGATCCTACGACCGTTCCTCCCAAGCTAACGAAAAAATTGATAAAAGACAGTCCAGATTTGCAAGCACGTTTACCGTTGTGGTCTAATCAGGGATTTTATACTCTGGCGGATTGGTCAGCTAGAGATTATTCTTCATGCGCAATGTTTGGTCGTTCTTGCTATTTTAGAGCCGGCGCGCAGAACAGGTACTTTCAAAGCTTATACCATAATGGTACAGCTTTGGCAGGAATCAGGTATTTGGGTATGCTAAAGAATTATAGATGGATATTCAAAGATGATGCAGGCAATTTTAAGAATGTGAATGAAGACCTGATTCAGGCAGCTCCTCAAATCGGAGCGACGCAGGACGGAAAAGCTAATGAAATAACATCCACTCAGTGGTATATAAATGCCGACGGCACGCCTAACAACGAGAAGCTTAGACCTTGGGTTAAACCCCTAGAAGAGAGGGCTTACTTGGATCCATTACAACTTGGAGGAATGGCTAAACTTGGAAAGTTCCCAGGAGTCCGTCGAGGCGATATGATATTATTAGCCGTCATGGGTGCCAACGGAGGAGAGAGTAATCATCATATGTCGGTAGTGACTACTGATTATTTGTATGAAGATGCTTTTCCAAAAGAGACTCTTGGGAAATTAAACAAAATTATGTTGACAGTAGACGGAGGACAATCTGATGACTTGAACTTAGCACCACCCAGTTCTTCCGGTCTAGCTACAGTGATCACTGAAGAAAAACTCTTAGAAGGAGCTACGAAGAAGGAAGGTGGAAATTGGATACTTTCGTCTTATTTGTTAGGCAATACTTTTGTTGAACGGGGTAAAGATGATTCACGCAAATTATACAGAGTTAATAAACGTGAACCGCCTGCGTCCAAACCTGCAGGTAGCACTTCCAATCAATGGAATGATAATTACCTTCTCGAAGACGTGACAGGCTTACGTATGTTTCCGAAGCCTTCGGCGATTATACCTTCGAAATATGATCTAGGGTATATGGACACAGACGGTGAATATCCTGGGTTCTATCTCGCTAGGTCTGTTCTATTTTCGACACAAAAAGGAGCTAGTTCAGGAAACGAAGGTTCAACAAACACACCAGGTGAGGTTAGAAAAATAGTAGGAATATTCAGGACAAACAACTACCTAGATAGGGTTGAAAATTCTAACGTAGATGATCCAGATGTTGCGTCTGAAATTTATAGAACGATTCAAGCCCAAGATGAACATCCTTTGTTCACAAATTCTACTGAAGGAAACATGTATAAGTTGTCAAAATTTAATATAGACCAATTGATAGATCTATGTTTTCCTGGTATGCCTTCAAAGTAATGATGTACTCGTTAGATTTAGATATCGCAGATCGTATAGAGTGCATATTTAGTTAATAATGGGAAGTTATAATTTTAAGAGCGTAGGTAAGAAAGCTTCTACTCCTTCGATAGATGTCGAGACTACGCCGACCGCAATTGGTATCAAAACCCCACTACAACTTAGCGAAGCTAACATATTTGCGATGCATTATAATTTACCTGATCAGATACATGATAACCTAAGAAATCTTTTGCTTACTAACTGGGGTGAAAGGTTAGGAGCATATAATTTTGGAGCCAATTTACGAGAACTGACTTCCGAAGTCTCAAATCTGGATGACTTTGACGAAATTGCCATAGATAGAATAAAAAGTGCAGTCTCTACGTGGATGCCATTTGTCGTTTTGAAAGAGTTCACATCTTCGATTGATAATTCTAACAACCTCAACACTGGCATCACAAAGATAACTGTCACTTATAACATTCCCCAACTTGGAATAGAAAATAAAGCTTTGCAAGTTTCCTTATATGTGATATAGTCGAAAGGCAATAAGAGATTATGGCGACGAGTAACTTAAAACAGTTTAGAGTGAGGAACTACCTTGCAAAAGACTTTGATTCACTAAGAAATCAGCTAGTAAATTACGCTCGTTTATACTACCCCGACAAGATTCAAGATTTTTCCGAGGCCTCCATGGGAGGCCTCTTGGTCGACATGGCTGCGTATGTTGGCGATGTCATGTCATTTTATCTAGATCATCAATACAACGAGCTAGATCCCGACACGGCAATAGAACCAGCAAATATTGAAAGGTTGATAAGAAACGCAGGAGTTCCCATAACTGGCGCTTCTCCTTCTGTCGCAACTATTACTCTTGTGATAGAAGTTCCTGCAATTCTTGAGCAATCAACTGCTAAATACCTACCTTTGAATTCAGCTTTGCCGATTGTTAAGGCAGGAACCATCTTCTCTGCCATTAATGGGGTACAATTTGAATTATTAGCAGACGTCAACTTTCAATCTTTGAATTCTGACGGAACCTACAGGGCGACCCAGCGAGTAGGTAAATTAAATTTGTCTGGAAATCCTTCAACTTTTTTCATGTCGTTAGAGGGTTCTTGCATTTCTGGAAAACAAACAACAGAGACATTCTCGATAGGGGGATTTGTACCGTTTAGGAAAATATCACTATCACAAAATAATGTGACCGATATCTTGTCAGTCACTGACAACAACGGAAACACCTATTATCGTGTCAATTCTTTATCAGAAGACGTAGTGTATAGAAATGTAGTAAATTTGGCCAGAGATTCTGAAGACGTCGTCTCGGCTCTAAAAGTAGTCCCTGCTCCTTATAGGTTCGTAGTCAATGTAGATTTAGCTTCAAGAAGCACTTCAATAGTCTTAGGTGCAGGAGATGATAGTAATTTTGAAGACGATGCAGTGCCAGATCCTTCAGATTTTGCCATATCTCTTCCGTATTCGAAGACTTTTTCTCGTACTTCTGTTAATCCTTTGAAATTGTTGAACACAAGAACCCTAGGCGTGTATTCTCCTAATTCACAATTGTCTGTCACGTATCGGTATGGTGGGGGGTTATCGCACAACGTACCCGGTAATTCCATAAATTCGATATCAAATCTTTTGATAGACTTTCCGTCAAATCCTAGCTTGAGCATCATGTCCTCAGTTAGGAGTACGTTGAAGGTCTTGAATAAGTCTATAGCTACGGGAGGTGAAGATGCTCCTTCTATTGATGAATTACGGGCACTAATACCTTCGGTTCGCAATTCTCAAGAAAGAATAGTGACAAAAGAAGATTTATTAGCGAGGGTTTATACCCTTCCTGCAAATTTTGGTAGAGTCTTTAGGGCAACAGTTAGACCTAACGAAAACAACCCACTTGCATCGCAACTTTTTGTTGTCTCTAGAACAGTAGATTCTAGGTTAGTTCTTTCATCAGATACGCTTAAAGAAAATCTAAAGAAGTATCTGAACCCTTACCGTCTGGTGACTGATTCGATAGATATCTTAGACGCTAGGATCATAAATTTAACGATAGCTTTTGATGTCGTCGTGGATCCTTCATTGAACAAACAGATAGTTTTACAAAACATCTTAAATTCTCTTGGCGATAATTTGAGCGTGCAGAACTTTTACATAGATCAACCAATAGTCATGTCAAATCTACAAAGCGTAATATTTTCAGTGAATGGAGTAGTTTCTGTCGTTGACATGAAGATATTCAACGTAACGGGAGTTGTCAATAACAGAGTGTATAGCGACGTGACCTTCAACGTGGATGAAAATACGCGTAAGGGTATGCTGTACCCACCCCCTGGTGGCATTTTTGAATTCAAGTTTCCTGAAGTTGACATAGTTGGAAAGGCAGTCTAATGTATAAGATACTGCAAGCTGATAAAGATTCTTATATAACTAATAGAGTCATAGGCAACGTAGGGTCAGGTACTTTGCGAGTCAATGCAAACGTAGGTAGAGCTGGGACATTAGACCTTTTTAAGCTTTATGGAGCTACTTTTTCTTCAGGAAATATTCCAAACGTTGAGTTGACTCGTGCTCTTATACACTTTGACTTGCAGCCGTTGAAGGACATGATTGGGGCTGGCAAGATCAACATAAATGACGATTCCTTCAATTGTCGTCTGCACCTATTCGATGTGTATGGAGGCCAGACGACGCCTAGCGATTTTGTCATGTCTGTATTTCCTCTTTCTAGATCTTTCTCAGAAGGTGAAGGTCGTGATGTGGTGTACTATTCAGATTATGATGTCTGCAATTTCTTGAGCTCCTCGCGCGACGACGGAGCTTGGTTTATTTCAGGAGCAAATTTAGGAGGTGGGGCATCGGAGCCGTGTGATTATATCACTGGATCATCTCAAGTCAATGACTATGAAGTGACGCAACGCTTCGTGACAGGAGAAGAAGACTTAGACGTTGACGTGACGACCATAGTGTCTTCGACTCTGTCAGGAATCATACCAGATAGTGGTTTTAGGCTGTCATTACAATCGATACATGACCACGACAATTATTCGTACTTTGTCAAGAGATTTTCTTCTCGAAGTGCCTATAATTCTTCCAAGCGTCCTCGTCTAATTGTCAAATACAATGATTCTGTTCAAGACGATTCTCAGAATCTACGATTCAATTCAGCAGGTTCTGTGTTCTTACGGAATTACGAGTATGATGCGTTAACGAACATACGTAGCGGTTCATCACAGACAGTAATAAATGGTATCAATTGCGTCTTTTTGAGACTCGAAATGATGAGGTCTAATGGAAGCGGAACTTATTCGCTATATTTTACGGGAAGTCAATACAGCGATGGATTGAACTACTATTCAGGAATATATTCTGCTTCAGTTTATTTTGACCAATATGATCCCGTCATAAAATATGAGATTGAAAAATCAGGCTCAATAGAGTTTACCCCCGTGTGGTATTCTCTTGACGGAACTGTCGACTACTACACTGGCTCTACTTTACGTGTCTATCCTTCTGATAGAACTAATTCTGCTTTCAATTTGCAAAATTACGTAGTGACAGTCTCAGGTCTGCAAAGTCTGCATCGTTCTACAGAAAGTGTGAACGTTCGTCTCAACGTCTTCGACCACACTTCACCTTATATAAAGTTAACGAAAGTTCCTGCGGTGCTGCCTGGAATTATTGTCAAGAACGCTTATTACCAAATAAGGGATATTTCAACCAACGAATCTGTCATACCTTTTGACACGACACATGATTCGACGAAAGCGTCTAGCGATTTTTCAGGAATGTATTTCTCAATAGATATGTCAAATCTACCTACTGACAGAAGTTATACAGTCGACGTAATGCTCCGCGTGGGCGGACAAGACTACGTCTATAGATCGGTTTCTTCTCCTTTCAATGTTAGTGATAACCACACGGCATGACGGACATCTATAATGGCAAACTATAAAGCTTCGCAATACATTCCTTCGTTTCTTAAGGCGGCTTACGCTGGAGATAGTAAGTCTTACACGATGAATTTTGCCGATGCGCAGAAGTCAAACATTGAGAATGAAGATTCTTTTGCCTACGACACGTATGGCACCGGAGTGAAATCAACGCAACAGATCAATTTAGACTGGTCTAAATTCGAAAATCATACTTTTTTCATGTCTGCTGAGGCTAAAGTCAATTTAGCATTTGAACAGATAATAAACAGTTTTCCTTTCGACGGTTCCCGCCGCGAAGTTGATGACTTTTTCACGAACCTGACAGGTTTTGACAAGTGGGTATTTGACCAATTTCCCAAGTACAGAGGACAACTGCACTTTTCAGGATCTGCTTTGACGGAAACCTCCCCTGACAAAGGGACTTATGTCTTGATTAAAGATGTCTCAGGCGCTTTATTCCCAACGTTAAGTCCCGATGCTTCAGCCAAAGAATCCGTCATAAATCCTAAGAACGGAAAGTCCATGTCTATAGAGATGCATCTCTATATACCTCAGATCTCCACAAATGGTACTCAGATAATTCTTCAAAAACTAAATGAAGACATAAACCATGGATTTTCTATCCGTTTAAATTCCACGATTTCTACAACTTCTGCTGAAGTTCAATTTGACGCATTCGCTGGAACTTCCGCGATGACGACGTCCTTGGTGATTCAAAAAGGTGTTTTCAATCACCTATGCTTCGTCTTAGATAGAGAAGGAGGTCTGCCACTTGTTAAGATTTACAAAGACGCGAAATTGTCTTCAGTTTCGACAGCCCAAACAAACTTTGGAGATCTCAGCATTGATTATGCAGATCTCAAATTGGGAAGCGGGTCTCAATATTCAGTCTTTACCTCTATAGTCACTCCTCAACAAACTTTTTCAGGAACTCTTGATGAATTACGAATCTTTCACGAGGTAAGGAGTGAATCTCAACAAAAGTCCTACGCAAAGAAGTCTATATTCTCTACTCCTGAATTGAAACTCTACTATAGGTTCAACGAGCCTGCTCCTCCTCTTTCACCAATACCAGGAGATTTGGTGAATTCTATTTTACTCGATAGTTCTGGCAATTCTTTACACTCTTACATCACTAATTTTATAGAAGAAAATAGGGAAAATGCCGCCTTCGATTCCGCATCACTAATGGAATACGAGAAATCTTCTACTTGTCCTGTACTTTTTCCGGCAAATGTAGGCGTGGTGTCTTTAAATGCTAATTTATTAGATTCAGCCATGCAGTATGATCTAGAAAATCCTAATTTGATCACGAAACTAGTACCTCGTCATTACCTGTTAGAAGGTGCGGCTTCGCAAGGTCTTTCATTTGCAGAACAGAACAACAATTCTCCGTATGGCGGCACGGGAATACCAGGTCAAGGAGTGCTTAGCAACGTTCAGTTGTTCTTGTCTTTACTTTATATTTGGGCGAGATTTTTTGATGAAATAAGGATTTTTGCAGATGCTTTTTCTAAGATAAAAAATGTGCAATATGAACTTGAAGAAAGCACTCCCAATAATTTCTTATTTGATATTTTCAAGAGTTATGGGCTGTTTTTGCCGCCTTTTTTCAATGGTTCTACTGTAGAACAGTATCTTGAAGGCGAAAACATTGATCCTCTTATCAAGGGGAACGAATCTTTATCTCTTCAAAACGTTCAACATGAATTACTGCGTAGAATATTGATAAACTTACCTTCCGTAATCAAATCGAAAGGTACTCAACATAGCATAAAGTCGTTTTTGAGAGCTTTGGGGATAGATCCCGAAAGCAGCATGCGATTCAGAGAGTATGGTGGTCCTAATTACAGGGTTCTAGAAAAATCTAGAGACCAAAAATCAGATGTTGCTGCCATGGTGCGTTTTTTGCCTACTTCTTATGTTACTTCTCCTTATTTGTCTGCATCTAGGACTGAAGTGGGATATCCACCCATAGCTGGTAATTTTGTCGATCAATTAAACTATCCTCTGCATGGAATATCTGATGATCCAAACGACGGATTACTGACTTCTGGGTCTTGGGCGGTAGAGACAAGTGTAAAGTATAATCTCATTTCTACGCAGCTGACTTCTCTTACGCAGTCTATAGTGAGGATGTGTGTGACCGGATCCAATAGGGATCCGGGGTTGACAGCCAATTTAGTCGTTTTTTATGAAGAAGATGCTCCTTACGTCAAACTGTTTATGAGGCCCGGGATCAGCGCAAATGCGCCTCATTTAGAGATGAAATTAGATTTGCCTCAAGAAGCTATCTTCAACGGTGACGTTTGGTCATTGACTTTTGGGTGTAATAGGAATGACAGTTTCGGATCTTTGGTCTCTTCTTCTTATTATTTGAGAGTTGGTTCTCAAAATGATGGAGAACTTAGATACTATGCAACTACTTCTTCTTACTTTTACGAGTTGTTTGGATCTGGAATCGCTGACATAAACTCATACAGAGAACTCAATAACATTTTCAATGCGTCAGGCTCCTTTTTAGCAGTAGGGACGAATCAACAAATAGCAGCCGGTACAAATCCTGCGATATATCGATATTTGAATAATGAATCTTCGGTGCTTGACCCTGCCTCTAGAGAGACTACATTCGACGGTCGATCAATGAAATTGCGTTTTTGGTCCAAGAGTTTTACAGCAGAAGAATGGGTGGAACACGTAAAAAATTATCAATCTCTTGGCGTCATAAGACCTAGGAAAAATTACAATTATGAAAAAATATCGACTGGTTCATTTGAGAGACTACGCCTAGATTCTTTATCAAAACAAGAACAAAAGCTCGCCGACATCAACGGAAACATAACTTTCTTAGACTTTAGTGAAAATTTGCTTCATTTGCAAGGATCAGGATTTTCTACGACAGAAAATGCTTTAGTCCCTGAGTTGATAAGATATTCTCATCTGTCTCCCTATTTTGATGAGTCGTTGTCAAGCGAAAAAATTAGAGTTCGTGGATATTCATCAGACGAATACCTGGATCAAAATCCATGGGCTTCTCGAGCACCTGTATATGAAACCGTAAGATCTGAAAGCCCCATAGATGATCCCAGATTTTCCATAGATTTCTCATTAGTTGATACTCTCAATAAAGATATCATCAACATGTTTGCAACTTTTGAAACTTTAGATAACATGTTGGGTAAACCAGAATTATTATTTTCTCCAGATTACCCAGAGTTAGACGTATTACGAAACGTATACTTCAACCGTCTCAAAGAAAAATTAAATTTCAAGGCATTTTTTGAATTCTATAGTTGGATCGACAATTCTATCAATATATTCATAGAACAGCTGTTACCTCGTAAGACTGTGTATAAAGGAACTAATTTCATTATAGAGTCTCACATGCTTGAGAGACATAAATTAGAATATCGTTCTTCACAGTCTTATTTGATGCAAGGTAGAACGAATAGTTTTACTTATTCTAATGATTGAAGATTCATATGAGTAAAGTGTTGTCAAAAGCTTACGGATTATTACAACCGAAGAAAGACACGTCTTTCTTTTATGGATTTTTGCCTGAAAAAAAAGGAGAATTTTATAACGAAAACGTTGGTTACGATTTATCAGAAAAGTTAAAACCTTCTACTTTGTTTAACTACTTGAATACTTCAGGTATAGAGACCAATGAAGTTGACAGGTTCAGGCAAGGCGTAGAGCTAACTCAACTTAAGTATTACGTCACAGGACTTGAGCAGGGTGCTTTCAAAATTCATTCAGGAGAACCAGGGAGCCTCTTATTTCAAGGCAGCTATGGGTTTCAAAAGAATTTTAGAAATGAAAACTATTTTACAGACATAGAGAAGTTTGACCCGATCACCTTTCTAAAGACAGACGGTAACTACACGTATCCTATTATAATTGGCGACAACACTGATGTAGAGACTCACGACTTCAACGGGGTGATAGAACCATTGTCGATTAGGCTCGTCGCATCATTCTATAGCATAGACGTCCCTTTTGAGTCTCATAGCGTATGGGCCAATCTAGAAGAAGGCAATATGAACACCTCACGTTCATATAGTCAGGTTGTCTCAGTCTACGAGAGAGACGTTAACAACTCTATTGAACCTTGGCTGGACATGGTGGACATGATGGGGATGGTCAAGAAAGTTCCTTCAATGGGATATTTCAACCTTGATAAAAATTTCCTATTACCCTTCAACGATCTAAAAGATAGAATAGAGTTGAGTAATGATTTAGAACTGCAACTCAGGTTAGGATCTGAAATGAAAGATATTTTGATTAGTTCCCCAGGCGATACTGAGAGTTATGTTCCTGATGGATACCTCTCAGCGACTAACGGGTGGATGTATGACGACGTTACAACCAAAGGAACTGATTCTCTAGCATTCGGAGGTTTAGGATACTGATATGCCATCAAAACGCTCAGACAGAACCCCACCTTCTAGAAATTTTGATGACTATATCCTGTCCAGAGAACAAGGTCCTGGGATGGGTATCTTGAAGGTACCATCAGACACATTCTCTCACATCCCAGGCATCGTAGGAAGTCCTTGGCAAACAGGATCAGCTAACACGTCTATCAGCGATCCTATTGACATAGGGTTTCCTTTCAAATTTGATGGAACTACTTATCGACAATTCATCGTTACAACAAAAGGGTGGATGGTTCTCATAGATCCGACTGTTGGATCTTTTACATATACTGATGTCATAGGTCCGGCCAACGACTCTACTGATATCGGAGATCATTACAGGATAAAGATTTCAGGTGCTTGGCCTCATAATCATACGCTCTTGGCACCTTGGTTCAGCGGAGCTCTTGTTAATTTGGCTGAAAACCTGAGGTCTTCAGGTAACGCCGGCACATTATATCCGACTTTTGCCTCGACTTACGTCGATTTATATGAAAAAGGTTACTGGAATTCTAGTCTTGACGCCGTCATTGATAACAGAGATCCTGTTGGTTATGCGGTGAGATATTGTTTGCAGGACAAGACGCCTCAGGGTCGTCGACTTATAGTCAGGTGGGATTCGTGGGTTAATTTAGCATACGTTTTCGGAGGACCAGCGGGACAATTCATAAATTCAGCCGTCACTTTTGAAGTCGTGTTGTATGAGAACGGGCGCATAGAATTTCGTTATTGTCCTCGAAATACTTTCGATGCATATGTTCAATCTCTCCCCATCGCCTTAGGTCTGGGCTACGTCGAGCCCCGAGCAGCGACAGGCATATTCAAACGATTTCCAGCCGCTGCTTTTGCAACTTGGAAATTCAGAGATTTTTCTCCTGGACTGAGCTACAGAGACGATGACAGAAATCTATATACGCTCGGCGGGTCTACGTACGACCCTTCTTATTCCGACACATACGTGCTGACGACTCCGTACAGCGTAAATTTGACTCTATCAAAACATTGGCCAGGTGATAATTCGTCTGGAGGTCGATTCGTGTTTCAGCCTCCCATGAGACGTCGTAAAGTCCTGCCTCGACTTTTGATAAAAGACATAGACTCTAGGAATGTATTGCCTACGGTCGCCCGCACGGGTGATCGTCGTATGGGCAATCAAAAGATTTATTTCGATGATCGACGATCTATCGCATATACGTCTGGGACCGTCAATTACCCGACCACATTGCCAAGATTCTATGGGAACACGTCAGAAGGAGTAGCAGGCCGACAAGATCTTTTTGCAGGAGATTTTTTGATAGATGCCGCCGTCGTCAAGTCCAACGTACAACAATTCATAGGAAACGAAGATCAAGACTACGTTGCACCCTTCGAAGACCACAAGCGATTTGAAAATGATCCCGATGCCGTCGATGACCCGTTCTTCCTTGTCGGCACGTCGGTAACTGAAGTCGGCATGGGGTTCAAACAACCTCTCAAGGCCAAGACGCAAATCAAACTGAGCTTCAATGTAGATGAAAAGACGATCTTACGTGGAGATAAGTCTAGCATATACTACTACAATAAGAAAAACAGACGTTGGCAATATCCCACCAAGGCCGTTGACGTAAGTCCCCTTTCAGACGCTAATGAAGTTCCGTCTGCAGAGATGGACGTCGATAATGCTATAACTAGCATATTACAGCACAGAGTCGTAGAGATAGACAGGGGATTCAATGCATATGGAGTTCCAATTTGTTCAGGAACGGCTCTTGATGCGGCCAGGCTGCCACCCAATGGGGAACGAACGGGTACAGATCCAATCTTCAATAGTTTGTGGACCCCTGAAAATGAAACTGTAGCTTTGGGAAAAGGATATGGCAATAATTTCCAAACTCATATCAAATATTCTCCCACCGACGCTGAAACGTTTACTTTACCCATAAACCAACCTTTTTTGATAGAAAAAGCCGTCATAGAATTGCCTCTTGAAGCTGGTCCGTCTTGGTTCTTAGATAAGACTCAGTGTTATTTACCTAGAGCAAGAGGTCCAGCAATTATGCCATATGCGACTTATGTGACTAATTCATTAGGGGATGACGTAGGGATTCCTGATTCTTACCGAAGTAATGGATTTCATATAGGTGGCCCCGCGCTGACTTTCTCCATGTTCAATAACGTGAAAACGGGCGTCGAAACCTCACGCCGAGAACTCATCTTATCCGGTACGATTACACATCATCATGACATTGAAACTGAAATTAAGCTATACGATTACGAAGGAGATATTGATGAAGTCTGGCAAGTCGTCCCCCGTGGCATAAATGCGTACGGAACTCCATCCAGCGTTATTTACCCTACTGAGACTTCAGAAAAGTGCGGTAGGTTTGGTTGCGTTCCGATTGAGTTCTTCACGGGATCAGCTAAACTAAATTGCCAAGCAGCTATATCAAATGGAGTCATTGTCAGGGACACTATATTTGCAAATTACGAAGGCACGGCTCCGCCTGATCCCAACCCTATGTCCGACTCCGCATTACCTGTGTTGATAGACTACGTATTTGATTCTGACTATTGGAGTGCCGGGTCTCCCATTGGCCCGTTGGCTTCTTCGACACCTCTCTCTTACTTCGTAGAAGATCCACTCGATCCTGACAAGATTTCCGTGTATGGATTTCGAGAAAAAACCATCGTCGGAGTCAACAACCTATGTCGCGGCGCGACAGGGTTTGAACAATCAGGCAGGTCTATTTTTGGAAAAGAATTTGTGACTGACACAATACGATCTTATGCAAATCCATTTAAGTTGTATGATGTCAACGGAGTCAAGGATTATTTGAAGTTATTAGCAATTGGCGTTTTCACGAAGACGGTAGCACCGAAGATATTTTTCACTCAGGTTCCTCCTACACAGAAAGTCTTAGCATCACCTTACTTAGTCCTACCCGGAGACAAGATTTCTATAACTCTGTCCAAGACCAGACCTTTTTGTTTCAATGGACACAACCCTTCAGGTTCTCTGTATTTTGATCCTTTATTACATGATATCAAGCTTAACACAGGCAGTCTCAACATAACACTTTACGGAAGTTTAGTTAGCAATGGATCAGAATATCACGATACGTTGAACCAACCACTCGCGTCTGACGCAATAAAAGAAACTTTCATAGGAGGCACTAAGACATGGTAGCTGTACTCGACCAATTCGAAATCGAACCAAGGGGGGTTTATCAGTCTGGGTCCTATGACCAAGTCGTCATGGGAAACATGTATTCTTATGTCAACAAAAGAATTGTCTTAGGTAATAGAGGTGTTGTCTATGGAAGTATAGACAATGAAGTCCAACCCGGATCTACGCCTTTTGATTCAAGTAGGTTGGTGTCTTACACTTCACAACCTTTCAGCGAAAAGTCCGGTAACACCCGCTCCGCGAAGCTCGTTTGTAATCAAGAGAGAATTTACGACAGCATGCCCCCGCATGCCTGGCAGTGTTTCAAATCTAATGGCGCTAATGTATTTGTGTGTGATGACTATGAAGAAGCACCAGGGTGGCCGGATCCACCGCCACCACCAGACCCCAACGGCAGCGGGTTAGATTTTCCAGGTGTAGGATATATCATGTTTGACCACTACGTTCAGAACGGTTCTCAAGGACGAGAAAATCTGAACGTTGGTGTTGACAGGCATTGGACAAAGTCATTTCCGTATGAACCTAGATATTCTGACATAAATCGCCAAGATTCGTTGAAATTTTTGAGAGAAGACGTGTACGCGACGTATCGTCTTGACTTCTTAAGCGACATTGGATTTCCATCCAATGCTGTTTCAATACCTCCAAAAAAAGTCCGCGGAGCTTACTTAGGCGTAACTGGACCAGAAACGATCGGATCATACGTTCACGTGCCAGGGGCAATAAACGAAGGTTCTAATTGGAAACATTATTGGGCTTGTGAAGTGTTCTCGGTGGGGGATCTATATGGCGAGTTTTCTGCAGTTCCTGACTTGACTAGTTCTATGGGAACAATAGACATGGCTAAAGTGATATATGGATTTGGGGACGTTAATACTAAATTTTTATCAAGTTCGCAATACGAAAATGACGTGTTGGGAACCCATAATTGGCCAGAATTCAGGAGGAAATTTTCAACGTTCCCGGTACCTGATCCACCACCTGCTGTCTCTTATGAACTATTGACAGCCAGCATGTGGTGTGTTTCTCCTGTTATCCGAGGATGGAAGTACGGACTATATAGCGGGTTACCCGCTTACTCTTCGATTCATTTTAGACAAGGCAGGTATGGACAGTTTCGTGACATGTTAGAACAGAGGCTTTTCACAAAGTTTTTTACCGCAAAGAAAACGCCGGATTCT